AGACAGCCTTCAATACGGCAGGGTATCTGTGATCATACCCTGTCGTAACGATTCTAAGTACCTTTACAGGCTGTTTAGATCGATATATGCACAGGGGGGCATCCCAAGCATACCCTACCACGTGATCCTCGTCGACGACTGCTCTGCGAACGGAGACGATATAAGAGCACTCTGCGATTCCGCAGACCTTGACATCACTTACCTCAGAAACGATGTACACCTAGGTGCGGCGGCATCGAGAAACATAGGCTTCAAGCATGCCCGTGGAGAGTTCACCTTCTTCTGTGACGCCGACGTGGTTCTTGAGCCGCATTGCTTCGCCAGACACATATGCACCCTGCGCCAGCATATAGACTGCATGTGGAGCTATTCAAACTTCAAGGTGGGCGGCAGAGCAGGAAAATTCCAGCACTTCAGTGAAAAAGTCATGTACGACCATAACCTCTGCTCTACGATGAGCATGGTCAGAACATTCGCTATGCCGTATTTTCATGAAGACCTTCAGAGATTTCAGGACTGGGATATGTTTCTAAGTCTCATGAAGAGAGGATACAAGGGCGTATGGATAGATGAGACCCTCTTCTTCGCTCACGACAGACCGGGAATAACAAAGGCAGGCATAAGCTGGCGCAAGGGGATTGAAGGGATAAAGAGACACCATCCGCAGATCACGGCTAGGTGTTAGGCCAGCTTTTATACTGTAAATCCATTAGAAACGCTATGTAGAGCGATTTATCGGCCTTACCTATACAAGGTTTAACCATATCCTCCACCATACCCAGTTATTCCATGACTCTCATACTGCCATCTAGCTTCCCTCTTTAACCTTTCCTTTTCCGTATCTTCGGAAGACTGTCGGCCCCACCAATATTTATGATATCCAAGACAATCCATGAGATCGTTCAGCCCCATCGGGTTAGACAGGTATTCACCATTAAGATCTCGTTGTGACTCATGGCAATATATTTGCCCACACGCAAAGTCTTCCTGTAGTGCCTCGATGCGCCGACTCTTAGCATCTTTGCCGGTATCTTTCGGCAGGTCTCGCAGGTAGATTGAGATGTTATCGTCACTGGCCTTATCCATGATGGTTTTCTTCACCCAGTTCTGCTGAGAGAATGCTTCGATGCCCCACTTTCGGGGGCGGTACTTCTTGTGGAACCCGAATACCGTATTATATAAATCAGAAGGCTTATTAATCTTTTTAGCCCATGCCTCTAGGATAAACTTAACACCAGTCTTTCGGTGTACCCCTACAACTACCACCGCAGTACGGCACGCTGTTTTCATTGCGGCGGATAGAGTGGCAGGGTCAATCGTAGCAGAGATGTCAAGCTCTTTCAGGCGGGTAGCATGAGGCTCACCACGCTGGTCAGTCCATATGATGAGGTCTTCATCCTCATCGTTCTTATCCCATACGTAATACTTTCTCCATTCTGGCTTGAACGTAGTCAAGCCTGACTTCATGGGGTCGTTCTGCATCTGAGTGTAGTAGACTATTGCCCTATCAGGGTCGTTCTTCATCTCCTCGATAGCTTTCTTGGATAATTTCTCACGCCATGTAGGTTCACCCTGTTCATCTTCGGCAGGTACCCGTATCCATCGGTACTCGTGCTTAGTCTTACGTACTCGGTCATAGATGTCTTCAGGTGCGTAGTGGGTGCCAATAAGATAGAGATTAGAGCCGTGTGGCTTGAATCTGTCTGGGGTAATCAAGAGTTCTTCCACATTAGAGAACCACTTCCAGGTGTTCTCTGCCTCAATAGCGGAGAGCATATCCTTCTGCCCTATGATGTCGTCAAGGAATATATGGTCTACATGGATACCCTGTGCGGCGTTACCAACGCCCAGCACCTGGATGGAGGGGTCTTTAGTTATACCTTTCGACGGTAGGTCTAGTGCAATACTACTCCACCTCCGCTGACGTTTCCATGTATCGTCTATCACTAACTCAGGGAAGATGTAGCGGAGTAGTTCATTGCGTTCTATCTGACCCTTAACAAAGTTGAGGGAGTCCTCAGCTTTTTTATGGGTCTCCGTTACCAGCATACTCTTCACTTCGTTGTTCCGTAGCCACAACCAGATAGGCATCGAGCATGTTATTGTTGTGGATTTGAGGAAATAACGGGGCATGAGTATACCCTTGCGTTTGTATCGTGGGTCTTGGCAGAAGTCGAGGACTTCTTTATGAAAGGGTTGGAGTGGTAGTCTAGGGTGGTCTTTATCGTTACGGATGGCGTGCATGATAATCAATTCCACGAAGTGGAAAAATGATTTCAGGCACAGGTCTCTTAAGAAGCGGCGTTGCTTCCTGTCCATGTATCTCCTAACACAGAAGCCATGCGTTTATTTATATCTTTCTCTTGTGCCTCTGTGAATGGGGACTCTTTCTTTACCGTCGCCTCTTTCTTCTCTATCTTCTCAGGTGCGAGAGTACCAAGCATACGGCTGATAGTCTTTGATGCGTCTATCCTATCCTTTGCCTTCTCGTTGGGGTCATCTCGTATCTGTATATTTATCGCCAAGTTCTTATCCATCTGCTCGAAGTGCTTGCGCCGCCACTCGGCGAGCGTTTCTTTATATACTTTGTTTTTACTCATTTTTTTACTATCAAAAGAAGCAGACTCCCTATCGTAGCAAGTAGCGAGGTTATTAGAATATAGAATATCCAGTCCACCTTTCTTTCAACGTGATGGAATTCGTTCTCTATAAATTTACACAGAATATCATAAACATCTTTTGCTGTCACTTTATCTTCCTTTCCCGACTTCTCTGAGCCATGGTTTATCGTAAGCGATTTTCTTCGTAGAGGTGATATAGATACCAAAACTGCCACGGAACCCGTAGTTCCGTAGCCTGAGTAGGGAAATTCCATTCTCCCAAGAAAACACAGGCATAGCAAAATGGTTGTGCATTATTATAGCGACATCCTTTAAAGTGTACCCTCGCTCCTCAAGGAACGTCTTGAGATAAAAAGGTGACACCGACACCTGATTCGGCTCTTGTGTGGACAGCCCGTAGACCTGCCCATCGAAGCATACAACAAATAGGGTCTCCACAGTGGCGGTGAATGCGCCATCAAATATATTCCCCTCGCTGATATAGATGGTTTGTGGTGAGTGTAAAACAACGGGGAGTAGAAACAAAGCGATAATTATCCATCCTCTCCTCACTGTACCAAACCGTAGATAACTACTGCCGCCAAACCTAATACCAGCCCAGTTTTTATAGTGCCCGTGAACCTTAGCCCACCTAGTTTTTTGTCTGCGATGCGCGCGCGCACTTCTGACAGATTGTGTAGCACCACCTCGTTGTCATACATCTGTTTCCACTCGAGGCTTATCTTTACCTGCGCCTCGTATTTCGCATTGAGGCTAAAAATAACACCGTCCTTGTCCTGTATGATACCCTCGGAGAGTGTAAACTTTTGTTTCCATATGGAAACTTGAGTTTCCAAGTTATCGACACGTAATTGTAACGTGTCCACTGAGACCAACTCCTCTTTTAATTTGGCATAAGTGGACTCTAGCTCTGCGGTTTGTGCGTGTAGGGTGGAAATCTCCCCCTCTTTCTCCACAATACCCGTATTTATATTTCGTATTCTCTCGTCTTTTTGCGTAATTATATTTCGTAAACCTACAATTTGTTGTAGGGATTCGTCCTTTTGTTGTGTATATTCCTCAGCCAGAGCATCGTAGCGTCCCTTGAGGACGGAGTAGCGGTCGTATAGACTGTACGACCTGTACCCCACGACGAGTAGTACTATGACTAAAATGGCGGGTAGTATATATTTGAGTAGTTTACTCATTTATTTCCCTATCTCCTCATAGAAGTTTTCTTCTGTTTTCCCCTTGGTTTGTATGTTTGTAATCCGACACCAAAAAGACCAAACGCAGAAATAGGTGCTAAACTGGGGTCGTCGTCTAAAATATCCATCAGGTCTTGCATGACCATGGGGATAAATCGTTGTGCGATGGGATTCTCCGAAAGTTCTAACGGTTCGTCTAGCCCCCTGGCAAAATCAATATCTTCATAAGCAAAAGTTGTGCCTTTCAATAAATCAGTAAAAAACGAGAGGACTGGCGCCTGTTTATAGCTTGCCCACCGAGCTATGATCGAGGCTTGCGATGGTGCCCCTGGATATTGTTCACCCTTTTGTATCTTCGGGTAAGGTAATGCCCTTAACCCTTTCAACTCGGTTGGTTTGCCTGTTTCGGCACTTGTCGTTTTCCCCAGTGCAAGTTGTGTTGCTGTTCTAACATACTGCTGGAATCCACCCCAAATATCTAGCCGAGTGTTTCCAACCTTGATTTTTCCAAAGTCTGAGCTGGTTGGCTCGGTTCCAACTTCAAGCCCTGCCATTTTTGCAAAGGTCAGGATGGCAGTGCCAGCACTAGCAAAAGCTAGGAGTGATTGTAACGCCTGTTTTCTGACAAAGGGATGTGCTTTAATATAGAATGCTGGGTTCAGTATTTTAAAACGAGAACTCATTAATCGTGGCGAGAATAATCCCTGGTTAAGAATAACGGCGGATTTTTCAAGGTTCACGCCTAACACACTTTTAAGTGAGCCTCGTCCACTACCAACATTAACAAAATTACTGATAGATGCACCAAGTTTAACATCCTTCTTTGGGTCAAGTCCGAGCCTTTCTGCTTGTTTGAATAGAAGTTCATACGTGTCGGCACGTAAAAGATTGAGAAATCCTGAGTATGCCCTGCCAGATGCACGAACTAGGGGTACCTTTTCAGCCCAGTGGGACATATAGGGTTCTTCCCTCAATTTAAGTGCGGAGTCCATTTCTGTTAAGGCAAGCTCATCTCGCCTCATATATTTGTATGTTTCTCTTTTAGTAATACTGTCATACACAGCCTTAAATGCTTTTTCACTACCGAACTGTCTAAACATTTTGGTGAAGGAGTTGAAAAATTGCTTGGGATAACGAGGGGCTAAAAATACACCCTGCCTGAGCGGTCCCGATACGTCCCACGATGCCATAACAGCACGAGGTATACCAGAGGCTTCTAGTAAACCATGTTTAACTTTTTGCCATTTGGTACGTTTCTTCATTAGAACCTTTGTTAAGCTCTTTGGAAACACTCTGTCCAGCAAAATAATCTCACTTTCTTGAGGGATTTTACCCTCGAGTAATTTAGCAAGACCTTCATTTGCCGACAACCTTTCCCACTCTGAGATGGCAGGCGAGTCCCAGATTTGGTCAAACATTTCCTCTATGGCCTTATTGGGAACCTTCCCCTCAATGGGTTCAAATTGAAGTTTCTCCATTTTGCCAGTCTGAGCCTTGCGGAAAGCCTCCGCCCTTGCCCTACCCCTCAACAACTCGGCTTTCTCTAATCCTGTCGCCATCTTTTTTCCACGTTCCTTAGTATATAATGCTTCTTGTTCTTTACGTAATGGCTTAGCTTCCACGAGTGCATCGTATATCTGTTGCCCTGCTGATGGCATAGGAAGTTCTTCTTGGGGAATTTTTGTCTTAGGCGTTCTAGAAGGTTCCAGGGAAAGGTCTTTCTTGCTTAGCTTTTTATATACGTCTATAGGTTTTTCGCCTTTCAAGAGGCGTACACTAGCCTTGATTTCATCTATAATATTGTAACCAGCATGGAATTTAGTAAGGTCTATCTCTGCCTCACCATAGGATAGCTCACCCCTAGTGGGTGTCTCCTGCGGTTTAATTTGCTCTATCCTACCAGTCTTCTCATAAGCGGCTATCTGCTCTGCTTCAGATACCAGTTCTTTTTCTAATAGTCCCCTTTCCTCGAGCAACTTCATCCTATCTACCCGACGCTGTTCGGGGGTGCGGACAGTAGGTTTTTCACCCTTCAACTCAGCCATCTTTCGTGCTAGGTTTTCTTGGTATGCTGGGCCAGCCTGTTCGTGTATCATTTTCTGTTCAGCTATCTGCTTGGCGGTAGGCTTTACTTCTGCGGGTAGCTCAGGTATTTTTTCTACCATAGCCTTTACTTCTGGGGGCACATCTTTTGATTTGCGGATAAGTGTTTTAGCTCTGGCTATCGCAGCCCCACCTTTTTGAGCGGCACTTTTTACATAGGTTTTAGCACTGCCGTGGAGGTACCCACCAGCAACTACTAAACCTACACCAGCGGCTATTCTTAACATAGCCTGACCCTCTGGGGATTCAGGTAGAGCAGTCTCGGCTAATTTATCTAATCCTGCGGTGAAGAGATTAAATGGAGCGTTAGCTATGGGGTCAAATATTTTGCCTTTCTCAGTGATGGGTTCATGCCCCAAAAAGGAAACGATATCCCCCATAACCTGTTCAGCTTCTTCCCAACTCTTACCCCCGAATGTTTTAGCTCCTAAGGCACCCGTTAAGCCAGGAAAAAGTGCAGCAAATTTACTAACGGCAGACACTCCAGCTTCACCGAGACCGATAGCTTCCTCTGCCACGGGCTTCATGAACCCCCCGATATGTTCCACGGGCGTTTTACCTCCTATCGTAACGCCGAGTTTACCAGTAAAAAGTTTCTCAGCACTCTCCATTTGTCGAGCTAGTATATCTTCCCATGAAGGGGTGACCCGCTCGGTTTGTTTGGGTGTCCCAATATTAAAATCGAACTCGTCTTTTTCTTGTTCGATAATCGGTGGTGTAATAGGCTTTAAAGCTTTGCCCACCGAGAAATCAAATTCTTCTTGTTGAATCATTTATAAATCTTGAACCATGTTTTCACTTGGGGTAAATCCCAATCCTTCCCTCTTTCTTTATCATTAACAAACTCTTTGAAGCTCTTATAGAATGGAAGAACATCCTCAAGAAACGCCTGAAACATAGAATCGTATTTCCTGATAATATATGCATCTTTTTCTGTTGCTGCTCCGTCTTCTACATTCATCTTTGCAACACTATATTTGAAGGGCATATC